CGCATGGTATGTAGGGTTAAAGAATGCAGGAACTGTAGCGGCAGGTGACACCATGGCATCTCATGCAGGTTGGACTGAAAATGTTGACTACAGTCAAGCCGTTAGACAGACGCTTACATTAGGCACAGCGGCGGCAGGTAGCATTGATAACTCTGCAAGTAAGGCTAGTTATTCTATCAACGGTACGGCTACTATTGCAGGAGCCTTTATCGTAAGTAATAGCACAAAGTCTGGAACGTCAGGCACAATTTACGGGGCTGTTGATTTCGGCTCTGCACGATCAGTTATCTCTGGTGACACTCTTGAGGTTACCGTAACATTAACGGCGGCTAGTGCATAATGGCTTTAGAAACAGCAAGTTGGATAACACAATTAGTATCTACTAATCCTGTTGACGGCGATCCTGTAGGAGAGGGTGATGACCACCTTCGAATGGTAAAGACTGTTCTTAAGAATAGTTTTCCATCAACCTCAACTGCCGCTGTTATTCCCAACGTATCAAGTCAATCAGGCAAGTATCTAACCACAGACGGTACAGATACTTCTTGGGGAGTTGTGAGCGCAGGCGCTACAGGTGCAGGTGGTGACGAAGTGTTTTATGAAAATGAACAAAACGTAACCACAAGTTATAGTATATCTGCAAATGAGAATGCTTTAAGCGCAGGCCCAGTGACTGTAGATTCTGGCGCAACCGTAACCGTTCCTAGCGGATCAACGTGGGTAATTGTATGAGCACCATAAACGTAAACGCATTAGATAAAGAATCTGGCTCAACGCTTACGTTGGGTGGGTCAGGAACCGCAGTCACCTTACACGCATCAGCAACGGCGTCTGGTTTTGATTCTGGGCTTGCCTCAGTACAAACCTTTACCTCTAGTGGAACTTGGACAAAGCCGTCTGGGATTACAAAAATAAATATAACAATAATTGGTGGGGGAGCAGGAGGAGGGGCAACGAATGAGTATGGAGCGGGGTCAGGTGGTGCGGGATCAACAGTAATTAAATACGCTCATAATGTTTCTTCAATTTCGACCGCAACAATAACCATAGGTTCTGGAGGTGCGGGAGTACTCTCTGCGGCGGGCAGTCATGGTGGTACTAGCACTTACGTTGATAGCGCTTTAACTCTAACAGCGGGAGGCGGTGATTCTGGAGTAATTTCTTACGGTACAGCAACTGGTGGCGACGTAAACATTCAGGGAGTACCCGGAGATTCGCCTCACTTTTACGGCTACAACTTAGGATCAAAAGGTGGAAGCACAACATTAGGTGAAGGTGGAAATCAACAGTATTATAACTACACCGGCGCAAATGGAACTGGGTATGGTTCTGGAGGTGGTGGCGGGGGTAGACAACAAGGAACAGGCGGTTCTGGAGCAGGTGGAATTTGCATTATTGAGGAGTACAAGTAATGAAATACGCAATCATTAAGTCTGGGATTGTCGAAAACATCATTGAATGGGATGGCACTAGCGAATACCAAACAGACGGCGTTCTTGTCGAAACAGATGCTAACGCATGGATCGGCGGTGTTTACGCTGATGGTGCATTCGTAGCACGACCTCCCGAACCAGAACCAGAACCAACCGCAGAAGAACTGCAAGCACAAGCAGACAAAGCATCTGCCGTTTCTAAACTTGAAGCACTGGGTTTGACCGATGCTGAAATTAAAGCACTGTCAGGAGGTTTGTAATGTCTAGTGAAATCAAAGCAAACAAGATAAGCCCTGCTACAGGTACGGCTTTCCAATTTGGTGATTCGGGGGATACGTTTACGATTCCATCAGGCGCAACGATAGACGCATCAGCGGGTACTGCAACTGGCTTTGGCGGTGATAACACACCCGCTTTTCAAGCGTATCAAAGTGCAAACTTATATTTGCCAGATAACACTTATACAGCAGTTACGGCGAACACAGAAGATTTTGATACGGACAGTGCTTACGACACCTCTACCTATACGTTTACAGTACCTTCAGGAGAAGGCGGTAAATATTTTTTATATTTTTATGGAGATGTCCAAAGTGGTGGGGGATCGGCTAATGCGTTAGACGATACGGTCGCTCAAATAAGAATTAATTCAGAATCATCTTCCACTGCAAGGTTTAGCAAATATCACGACGATTATATTGGTGGCAATACGAAATCAGTTTTTGTTTCTGGAGTTGTCATTTTATCAGCGGCTGACACTGTGAAATTTTGGATAAGACAAAATGTCTACTCAGGTTATGCGTCTAATCTTCTTGGCACTTCACAAAGAGCAACCGTTGTTGGTGGTTACAAATTGATTGGGGTTTAAAAATGATTACGAACATCGGATTAAAAAAACTAGGATTTTCTGAAAACGATTATGTCCTTCAAGATGACGGCGACGGAACATACATCGCAGAATGGAATTCAAAAGAAAGAAGCCAACCAACTAAAGCGGAAATAGAAACCGCTGAAGAGGAGTGGCAAGCCGAATACGATTCTCAAGCATACGCAAGAGCAAGAGCCGAAGCATATCCGTCTTGGCAAACACAAATGGACATGATGTTTCACGATCAAACAGAAGGCTCACGCACTTGGCTTGATGCAATCGAATCCGTCAAAGAGGCATACCCTAAATGAGCGAAATAAAAACAGAAAAACTTTCTCCCCGCACAGGTTCAGGAACCGTAACGCTTGGAACGTCAGGCGATACGTTTAGCATTCCTAGTGGTGTGACTCTATCGAACTCAGGCACAGCGACTGGCTTTGGCGGTGACAACTCTCCCGCTTTCGAAGCGTTTTTGAGTAGCGATCAAACTTGCGGGGACGCAACGTATACGAAACTGCAAGCAAACACCGAAGTTTTTGACACTGACACCGCTTACGACAATTCCACGAATTACCGATTCACTGTTCCATCTGGAGAGGGTGGTAAATATCGTGCTTATGCCCAGATTGTTTTTTACTCTGCGGCGAATACGAACGACGTAAAAACGCTGCAACTTGCTTTAAGGAAAAACGGCACAACTGTTGCAATCGCAGAAGGAAATCGTAACGGTTATGGAATTTCCGCAACAGAAAATGTCGAATGCACTTTGATTTTATCGGCGGGTGATTATCTTGAAGCGTGGGGATATATGGATAATAACAATGGGGCGCAACATCCAAGATTTGCAGGTGAGGCGACTTGGCCCCGCAGTTTCTTTGGCGCTTATAAATTGATAGGAATTTAAAAATGATTACAGCCAAAGGATTAGAAAAACTAGGATTTGAAACACTTGTTGACTTTGTTCTGCAAGATAATGGCGACGGCGTTGTTTTTATTGCTGAATGGAAAAGCAGTCAACCACAACCATCAGAAGAAAGAATAAATGCTGCCTCATTAGAAGCGCAAGCCGAATATGAAGCAACGCAATACCAGCGTGATAGACAGGCTGAGTATCCGTCAATGAACGAACTGATCGTTGCTCTATGGGAAGGTGTGGTCGAAGAACGCATGGCATCTGTCACTGCGTTGGAAGGATTACGACAGGCAGTTAAGACAAAATATCCAAAGGATTAAATTATGGCATTAGAATCAGGAACGTATGTAAAAGATTTAGTTAGCACCAACCCCCCAGGGACTGATGCTATATCACAAGGGGATGACCATCTTCGCCTGATTAAATCTGTACTGCAAAACTCATTTCCATCAAACAGTAATTCCCCTATTATTCCCGATGTATCAGGTAATGGAGGTAAATACTTACAAGTTAACAGTGGTGCTACTGCTACACAGTGGGGAACTATTCGTAATCGTGGGTACATTAATAGATCAGAGTTTAATTATTCTAGCACTAGTGCAATATTAATTGGATCAGGGTCTTATGAAGTAGATAATGGCTCTGCTCCAGAAACTTTTTATTGGGATAGCCAACTAACTTTTACGTTAGGAAGTGGCGGCAGTAATGCTTCTAGTAGTGCTTTAGGTACAAATCAATGGCAATACATTTACATGGATGAGTCTGCTATTAGCGCATCCCCTTTGGTTGCCGCTTCATTCTTAAACTCTACGACTGCACCTACTTATAGCCAATCTAAACATGGTTGGTATAACGGTAGTGACCGTTGTATCTTTGCTGTTCATATAGATGGTAGTGGTAATATTGAAAAATGGTATCACGATGGCGGTAATCATGTAGAATATATGAATGATATTCAAGACGGTATTGTATATAGTACAGGCGCTTGGTCTACTGTTACCTTAACAATGCCAGTTTTTGCAAAATTTGCAGAAGCAAGTTTTCTTATTAGAACTCCAGAAACAGTAACAGACTCAACTTCATTTAGTGTTCGTGTCCCTAGTGAAGGTAGTGGACATATAATTGGCATTGGTGAAGCGGGCGCAGAACTTCAAGATGATTCTCACGTTAGCGGAAACAAAAGAATTGCTACAAACTCTTCTAAACAAATTGAAATAAAAGGTTATGACCCTGATCCCACAACAACAAGTTGTACAGTTTATACAAATGGATTTTTTCTGCCCGGTGGAATTTAAATGCCATTAGTACCCTTCGATAACGTAGGCTCTGTAGGAATTATAAAGGATATACCTCCTTATAATCTTCCACAGGGTGCATGGTCTGACGGAAACAATGTAAGATTCCTTGATAACGGCGTAAAGAAAATCGCAGGTTATCAGGAAGTGATGGCTACTTGTCCGTTTGCTCCTTACTATATACATCCATACCTAACTACAGCAGGACTGTATTACTGGATAGCCTATGGCACATCGGCAATAGCAGTCTATACAGGAACTACATGGGTTGATATTACAAGGTCTTCCGGCGCATATGGAGCCAATACTTCTAGCCGTAGATGGACTGCTACTAATCTTAATGGTCTTGTCGTTGCTACTAACGGATTTGATGAGCCGCAGATGTGGCCTTTGTCTAGCGGGATACCTAGCACTGGAACTCCATTTACCGCTTTATCTAACTGGCCTAATGCAAGTTATTCTTGCAAGTCTATCAGATCGTTCAGAACATTTCTTGTTGGCCTTAACTGGGGAAGAGCTAATCAGGAGCCACGACTGGTTAAATGGTCTACTGAGGCTTCATATGGTTCTGCTCCTTCTACATGGGATGAAACTGATGCTACCCTAGATGCAGGTGAGTACGAACTATCTGACACGCCCGGAGATATTGTAGACGGCTTACCACTGGGTGATTCATTCTTAATTTACAAAGAAGATTCTATTTACATTATGAACTATGTAGGAACGCCCTACATATTCTCATTTAAACTTCTTAGCCCTACTGTTGGCGCCTTATCTAAAGAGGCTATCAAAGAGTTTGATGGTGGTCATTTCTTTATAGGCAACAGTGATTGCTATATTTGTAATGGTCAGACTGTAACCCCTTTATTACCTAACAAAGTACGCAGGGCAATGTTTGAGGATTTGTCTGGCGATAACTACCAAAAATGTTTTGTTGCGGCAGACTATGTTCGCAATGAAATGCTTGCTTGCTTTCCTAGTTCTGGTAGCGATGTAGTTAACAAGGCTCTTATATGGAACTGGAAAGACAATACTTTTTCGTTTAGAGACTTGCCAGATACTTCTTTCATTAACAGCGGTATTATAGATATTACCGCAGGTGCCACATGGGACGCTAGTTCAGAGTATTGGGATACTGGTTCAGGCGCATGGGGTGAACGTAACTACGATAATGTTAAAAAGAATTTAGTATTTTGCGATGTAACTAACACCAAGATATTTCGTGATAGTTCTGGTAATACCAAAGATGGAACTAACATGACATCCTACATAGAAAGAACTGGTATAGATTTAGATGACCCGCAATCAGTAAAAACAGTTACAGCAGTTTACCCTCAAATTGATGTTAGCGGTGATAATTCTGTTAA